CAGGTCTACATCTATCGTAATGGAACCACAGCACCTACAACACCTTCACCTTCAGCAGGTATAACAACCCCACCAACTAACTGGTCTTTCACTCCTACAGCAGTAGGTATGGGAGAGATGGTATATATCTCTGCAGGTGTATATGACCCAGCTAACGCATCCTCAAACATAACATGGTCTATTCCCTATGAGGCTACAGGTAATGCAAGACCAGAAGGACCAGCAGGACCTCAAGGAGACCGTGGACCTCAAGGCCCTACAGGAGAAACAGGACCCACAGGAGCTCAAGGCCCTCAAGGCCCCGCAGGACCTGCAGGAGCTCAGGGACCTCAAGGCCCCACAGGGGAAATAGGAGGTCGAGGAGCTCAAGGTATTCAGGGTCAGACAGGTCCCACAGGTATGCAAGGACCTCGAGGACAGGAAGGACCTCAAGGTATCGCAGGACCACAAGGGAACTATTTAGTTCAGGTATATCGTAGGTCTTCCACAGCACTAACAACCGCTGACAGACCCGTGTATGTTCAAGGAACTACAACATTTGACACAACAAATCTGTCAGGATCCACACCTCCTGCTAACTGGTTCTACACAGTTCCTGGAGGTTCTATAGATCTATATGGATCTCAAGCTTACTATGATCCAGCAGATGGGACATTCACTACTTTCTCAGACCCTTACGCTTTCAACAGCGCTACACAAGGACCAGCAGGACCTCCTGGACATCAAGGTGAACCAGGTATTCAAGGACCTCAAGGAGATCAAGGACCATCAGGTCCTCAAGGAGATCAGGGTGTAGCAGGACCACAAGGAGATACAGGACCAAGAGGTCCACAAGGAGATGTTGGACCTAGAGGAGATCAAGGACCTACAGGAGATCAGGGACCTCAAGGAAATCCAGGAGCTACAGGACAACCAGGACCTCAAGGCATACAAGGTATTAGAGGTGCTACAGGTCGTGGTATCTTAGATACAACAATCAGTGGAGCTACTCCTATTACTGGTGGTTCTCAATACACACTTACATTTGACTACACGGATGGGGCTGATGACACAGTAAACTTCATAGCACCAGCAGGACCTGCAGGCTCTGGAGGAACTACTCCTGTCCATGCTAATGTTCAGATTAATGTGTCTCAAACGAGAACAGAAGTGGAAGCTAATACAATAGCTAATACAACATTCACAGTAACTGTGGGACCTACAGGTTCTTTCACATTTGCTCGTATTACAGATGCTACAACTAACACAGGATCTGTGGTAATCTCTAGTAATCAAGTGGTTCTAACAGCCACTGCTGGCACAACTGATATCATTGTTAGGTTCAGTGTTGTCTACAGAGATTCGAACAACATTGAGCATATTGTGTTGCGTAATGAGAGAGTAAGAGTAGGTTCTGGTTGGTTCTCTGCAGTTTCTGCAACTATCCCAGCCAACAATGCTGCAATGGTAAATCAGGGTATCTACCAGAGTGGAGACAGTGTTTCTCTATCAGGTATAGCTAATGGTCGTATATACATAGCTCTCCCCACAGGAACTTACAGGTTCCGTTCGGGAAGTTTATTCATACAATCAACAACAATCACAACAACATACACACAAACTGGCTACACGCTCTATGACTTAGGAGCTCTCGTAGCTTCTGAAACATTGACCGTGGAGGTAATTGATGGCTGATATTAGAGCAAGGTTCCAGCAAGGAACTGCAAATGTTCGCTTGGATGGTATTGATGATCCTCAAGGGAATAATGAAGCAACGAATAAGGTTTATGTAGATAATGAAATAAGTGATCAGACACTAGAGCAACACAGTGATGTATCTATCCATGCTACTGTAAGTGAAACTGATCCTATTGCACAGAGATCTGCTAGTGATACTCTCATCACAGAGATTTCAAGTGTAAGTTATGAAGTAAGTAATGCAGACAATCCAGCCAGATTCAACTTGAACTACAATGATGGATTTGAGAATAACTCTGCTTTCACTACATTCTTCAGTCCACGCACAGACAATCCCAATAGATCTAATAGAACAGATCCATTCTTTATCAGAGTGATTGAACTTACCTCCGATATGGATAGTAGTAATGATCAAGTAGATATTAAAGTATCTATTAATCGCATATTTGATTCTACTGTTCTTTTAGATGTTCTTCAGGGAGACATATCCTCTCTCGGAGACATCACTAATCAGAACCAAGATTTACCTGCTATGCATGTTAATGCGTTCTTCGGTAATGTAAGCACGACATCTTCAGGTGCTACTGATGGACAAGTTTTAGTTTGGAGAGGGTCTCATTGGACTAATGAAACCCCACAAGCTGGTAGTGAAATAACTATTCAAGATGAAGGCACAGCGTTAGTTCAAGCAGCTACAACATTAAACTTCACAGGGGATGGTGTAACTGCATCAGGGAATGGTGGAGTGAAAACTATCAATATCCCTGGTGGAGTAGCTTCAGGATCATCACTTCCTTCCACAGGAACAGCTGGAGACATCTTTGTTCTAACAGCTGATGCAGGAGCAAACTTCGCAGGTATCTATTTCTACAATGGAACCACTTGGGAGCATTCATCTGCTATTGACGACATCTTACTTACGCAGCTTGAAAGTGATCTGTCAGATATTAATGTAAATAAAGGAACTACATTACCTACAGCAACATTGTTAGCTGAACCTAATCTATTTGCTCTAACAGCAGTAGATGGAAGTAATCAGCCAGGGTGGTATTTCTCCAACAGTACAACTACAACCCCATCATGGACTATGGTTGGGACTGGTGGTATGGGAACCGTAATCAACCATGGAGCCACGGGGAACAACCCTATCTCTCGCATCACTGGTGGGAACTACAATGCCAACACAGATGTTCTTGAGATTTACCCAGTTCCAACTACAGGATCTCCCCAGACATCTTGGGATAGTTATGCTACTGAGGATTATGTAAATAATGATAGGTTCAACTTCACAGCCGGTAGAGAAATAAACTGGAGTGAAGAAGAGACAGTTGAAGGTGTTCCTACAGATGTTCCTTACGAAGGTGATGTCTTCATTGTAGACACTGAAAGCCAAGGGGCAGCTATTACTAATTCTTTCCGTATTGCGCAGAGCACTCAGTTTGCTACTAACAGACAAGTGACATTTACGATAGCTAATGATTTGGACCATCGTAGGAACTTCATAGCTGCGTCTACTGTAGGGACAAGGTTAGTTTGGCACGCTGATAACGGCAGTGAGTTTATCATAGGTAGGGTAATTAGCACATCTTTCAACACACAGACTCAACGACAGTTTGTGAACTTGGAGATTGAAGGAAGAGTAAGTGATAATGGTAGGTTTACAGGGACAAGAGTAGCCTCAGGTATTATTAGAAATGCTGATGGGACTACATCCACAGCAACTCTACCAAACCTCACATACCCCACAGGATCTCTCATACACTTTGGTGTCTTGGAGAATGTTCAAAGACCTATTGAATCTGCTCAGCTAACTATGGACATTGACACTGTTGAGAATGATGTAGCTAATAACACTAATCAGATACATGTAAATTCTATTCAGATTGCTGGACAAGCTGGAGAGTTAGCTCGTATCAACGCTCGTATTGATGCTATTCCAGCTCAAAGACAAGAAGATGAGGTCTTTGCGAGACAAGGAAGTTCTACAGAGGTTTACAACATAAATGTAGATAGGAACTTCACTAAGCTTTCTATTGAGTCAGTTCCAGGTATCTTGGAGAATGTGGCTGTAGATAGTGTGTTAACTTCAGATGTATTGGATCTCACAGATACCGAGCAGAACTTGAACACAGTTAATCTTCGTCCATCAACATCAAGCAATGCGGTTTCAACACAGTTCAGAAACCTTCTAAATGATCTGACACAGAATAGTGGTGTGGATCAGATAGCCTTTGAGACAAACCATTGTTATGGGTTAGAGTTATTGGAGTCGCATCAAGCTACTCCTGAGACTTTCCCTACAAGACAGTTTCAATTACATAATGTCCCCTCTACAGGTATTCCCTTGGACACCTTGTTGTCTATCACAATAGATGGATTACCTCGAGCAGGATTAGAGCCACCTATTATTAATGCTACGACAGCTCAAAGATTGAATGGGACAGGGAACTTATTCCCATCCACAACAACACCTATCACTACGCCTACACAGTTAGCTAACGCACTAAACATTAGAACAAGAGACAACACCGCTCTTACATTCCCTGATGCAGTGACACAACTACAAGTAGGTAGACGATATCGAGTTGCTATTGCGGCAGATGGAGAAGATTTCTCTGCTTCTGGTGAGGATTATGTGGGTAGTAGAGCACTTAACAATGTGACTGCTGGAGACACATTCACAGCAACTGCGGCTACTATGGTCACATCTGGCCATGTCACGCAGATACTGTGGTCTTGGGAAGGACACACATTAGCTAATGGTGATTGGTTAATCACAGCGACTTACCATGCAGACCCACGAACAGACGACAACGGCATTAGTTTACTTAACAGTGCTGGTCCCTCTGTTAGATTGATTAGTGATGCTAACTTCAACTTTGTCAGCACCCAAGGTCAATCATTCCCATCTTTAAGAGGTTATGTTCCAGCTGGAAGAACTGATGTAGTTAACTATGGCTGGTTGGGCACTGTGAACAGTGTGCAGAACCAAGATCTGACTAACCATCAACTTCTCTTCATGAGAGTGACGGGAACAAGTTTAGGAAACATTGGTATTAGCAGTGGAGTTCCTCAAGCAGAGTTCTTGAATGACAACATTGAAACTGCTAACATTGTTGTTCCTACTAACAGGAACTATGCTATTCGCATCACTGACTATGGAACTTACGATGGATCTACATCAGGAGAGATAACCCCTGTAGAACTCGCAGAGGCCAACACTAATAGTCTAAATGATAGACAATCTGGTATTATTACAAGGTTAGCCTCAAGTAGCTCTGGAGATTTCCTAACTGACTTCACTACTGCTGAAGCGTTTAGATACTATAGGATTTCTGCAAGCCCTAACCTATTTGTACATGTATTAGATGTGCAGCAAGCAGGTAGCGGTAGGTTCCAACTTACATTGGACATGAACCATGTTCTTACAGTAGATAGTCCTACAACGAATGCAGATGGAGACATCACAGGTAATGTTCACGGCTACTCTTCGCATTTCATTAATGAGATGAGAGGAAATTTCCCTTTATTTGTGTATGAAGCAAATCCAGAAGGAGCTGCTGGAGGAGGTTTAACACGAACACAAGTAGATGGTCGTATTAATAACTTAGCTGTTCTTAACACAGAGCTAAGGGTCACAGATAACGAGACAACCACAGAAGTGAGAGCCCGTGCAGATAATACAGCGTTGGAGTTGCAAGATGAACTAATCTTGACCACGCAAGTTCTTCACAGAATTGAGCACCCATTCACTTCAGGTATTACGGCTGGTGATAATCCTGCGAGATTAGTAATCACATTCACAGGTTTCACAGAACTAAATGCTCCAATAACAACTGCTCAGATAGCTTACAGAGTTCCTCGAGATGATGACACTGGAGTAGTTTCTTTTAGTGCTCAACCTTCAGGTACATTTAACAACAGAGCAGAAGTTATAGCTGCTATTGTTGCAGAAATGAACACTCAAATTAACGGTGTTATGGCGGCGTCATGGACAGCTTCGTCTGATAATGTAGATACTGATAATCCTCAAATCATCTTGACTTACTCAGGTGCTAATCCAGGAACAGTGTTTACACAGACAGCAAGTGTTCTTAGTACTACTATTCCAGGAACACAATCCAATGTGTTCACGAATGGAACTACTAATGCTATCATCACAGCAACAATAACGATCACACCTACTGGTGGTAATCCTATTGTTAACATGAGAACATTCAATACTAATCAAACAGCTACTCAACTAGCTGCAGCCTTAGCAATGGAGATCTTCACAGATTACACACTGACATCTAACGCAGGAACTCTCATAGTAGAGCATAATGTGGTTGGTGAGTTCACTCTGTCAATAACTTTCAGTTCTGGAGCACCCTCAGTGGGATCACAAGTCGTTAGGACTTCTTCAGTTCCTGGGGCTACATTTGATCGTAGACCTAGAGTGTTATCTGGTAATGAAACCATAGAGTTATCAACAGTTTCTGTGAACACCTTACCAGTGGGAACAGGTGAACTTATAGAAATTGTGATTGATGGAACACCTGTTGATGTTCTTAGTGGTAATCTCTTTGAATGGGTAAAGCATCAGCCTTACTCTTCAGAACCAGAGTTTGACAGTAATGGATTACCTGAGAGAATACGTTATCACTCAGCTCCTACAGATGGGATTGTGGTATTTACAGTATTGCCAGTATTTGTGAATGGACTTCCATCAGTTGTTAGGATGTTCTCTGGAGATGTCGCCGTAGGCACTACATCAGGAGCTATCCAAACACTAACATTAGAGTTCCAAAACGGACTACCAACAGGAAGACAACGATTAACTTAAGAGGTATGACATGACAACAATTTCAGGTGCAATAAACCTGGCTACGGCTAATGGCGCAGATGTTAGTGGTCTTACTCGAGTTGGTCCTACAACCCGTGTATTCTTAGACGGGACTGCTACCGTTACGGAACCTACAAATGTTCCTGCAGGTAATAGTTTGTTAGGAGATAATGCGGTCTTAATTACACAGCAGCCTCTAGGGAGTGGCACATCAGCAGGTGGTGATTACAACTTCACGAACTCTGCGATGTGGATTGACTTCCAAGGTGGTCCTATGGACATTGGCGGTTCTGGTAATACCTTTAGTTGGCAGGAAGGGACAATCAACTTCGTTAGCACTGGTACCGATCAGGTTAACGGAGGTCCCTTCTTACGCGCTCGTGGGGGTAATAGTACAAACTTTAACCTAACAGGTACAACGTTTAACTCTTACCTACCACCAGCTCCTCCAATGGGTCTCAACGCAGCATCGCCAGGATTGAACTTAGCAGGTGTTAATCTGGCAGGGTCCAGTTTGAACCGTGTAGTGTTTAACGGTATTTGGACTAACATCCCTGCGGATTTCTCATTGATAGGTGTGGACTTCTCTAACAGTATCTTTAGACCTAACCAGTTCTATCACATCCGTTTCAACCCCGCAGTAGATGCTACTACGAGAGGCACATTCATTATTGGAGCTAATCTGAATAACTTTGGAACACTTGCAGGTGGTGGTAATGCTGGTCTTCAACTGTTTGGAGACATTAATAGCTTAGCTACTAACTATCGAGGTGTGTATGTTATAGATTGTGAACTACGACCCGCTGGAGGGTTGGTTGTTAACTCATTCACACCACCAGCAGATGGGACTCTTGTAGCAACTCTTCAAGCATGGAGACCATCCCTACAGAATGCCGGTGTGGCTGTAGCAGATGCACGATTGAAGTACGATACTACTGGTTCTACGCTATATAACGCACCAGCACAAGTAGATTTTCAGTTTGACATTACTGCTGCAGAGACAGCAAATAGACAACTTATACAGGAGCGTGGCTACTATCGTTTAGATCAGACAACTACAATCTCTAGTTCTAACACATCAGCTACATTAGATTATACAGATCTATCAAATGATAATAGATATGTCTTCGCAACATATACAGATCTGATTTCTAATGGTCAATACACATATCCTAGCACTCGAGCAGGAGTGAATACAACTACAGGTCTACCAGATGCTCTAGATGTTAAGAACACTATCACAGATGTGTTCCTACAAGGAGTAGCGATAGGTTCTGTTCCAGCTAACAGTGCTGCTCAAAGCAATCCTAACGGAAGCTATCAGCAACTTAAGAGAAACATTTATAATAGCAATGCTGGTATTGACTGGTCAAATGTAGTATCAAACTATAATGGTTCAGTTCTCACTTTCGATGGTTCTATTAACTTGGTCACGACATCTAATTCAACTTATGACATGGCCTCGAATGATCCAACATCATTTAACTTCCGTGTTCCTACTACAGGTTATGGGGTTTCCACAGCAACAGGAGCTATCACAGGTCTTGTAACTACAACTACTATGGAGCTCTCTCGTGTTCCTATCACAGGACTGACTTTATCAGCAGCAACGATTAGTAATCCTAGAGTATTCACAACTAGACCAGAGGATCCTTCAGCTGATAACTCGTTTGATGGATGCACACTTACAGGAGACATTGTAGTTAATCCTGGATCTGCGAACAGCTTTGTGGTCTTTAATGATTGCACAAGATCTGGGACTCTTTCTATTAGTAGAGGCACAGGGACAGGAACAGTCTTTGTTGTGGGTGCTCCTGCAGGAACTACGCTAAATACTGGTGTAGAAGCAGCACCTCCGCAGTTCCTATTCACAGCAGTTCCACCAGTTGGTGCGACAGCTCCTGACCTAACATACGGTATCTTCCTTTATACATATGTAGCAGGAACTTCCTTCACTTACAGAGGAGAAGCTAACAACGCTCGTATCTTAGGAGACGGGAATTCACTTAGCATCTCTGAAGGTGAACGAGTAGCAGCTGTATATACAGGAGCTTATTGGGAACCACAACTTCGTGTGTTCGACCCTGTGACAGCTGATGGTATTACACATGCTCAAGAACTCTTATTAGATCGTTCTATTTCCCAGCTGGATCTGTCAACAACTATGCCAATGGCTCAGTTGATTAGAGATACAATCTCACCGACACAGACAGGTCCTGCTAGATTATCATCAGGGACAAGTCCGGTCTTCTTACAGTTTGCTAACTCTTCCACAAGTCCTGGAACTCCAGCAGACATCAACAGAATTGTGGGTGCAACTCGTGGAGACTTCACAGTTCCCACAGGTGCTGTTGCTGGTGATTCATCTGCTCGTTTATTTGCGGACCTTGTTATGGCAGCGTTCATTGATGGAGATGTTTCAGCTTATAACTTCCCAGACCAAGTATCAACACAGATTAACACTAACTATGTTACTCTTGATACCTTTGAAGTTAACGCAGCAGGAGGTAGTGTAACGCAACAGATTAATGGTATCTTCTTCCGAGGGACCAGTGGTGCTCAGGCGAGAGCTATTGCCGGTGCTGCACTGAATTCTTCTGGAGCTACAACAACAATTAGTTCAGCCACAGCTGTTCCACAGTTCCCTGCTAATGATACAGGAACTAGAACAGAAGGCGAGCAGTTGTTTGTAAGTGCTGTGTCTTACTCATTCCCAATGGTGACTGTGAACTTCCCAACATTCTTCACGAATGCTAATGATTCACTTACATGGTCATTAACTGTGGGAACAACTACAGTGACATCCACAGCACCTATTACATTTGCTGCAGGACAAAGTGAGACACAAGTCCTTACATCAGTTATGCAATCTTTGCAAGCTTCAACATTAGCTTCACAGATTTCTGTAACTGCTCAGGGACCTAACTTGACCATTAGATCTTTAAGTAGAGCTATGGGTTCTACATTAACATTCACATTCACTACTTATAACGTAGCTAATCAGGCCTTTGTTCCTATGACAGTAAGTCCACAGGAAACATTCCCTATAGGAACTTACTCCTTCAGAATGGAAGGTTCTGATGGTCAGTGGGATCTAATCTCTGGGTCTCCTAACAGTGGACCATTCTTGTTGAACGTGACACCATCTGTTAATACTGATTATGATGCGAATGTTACAGCACCTGTTCTAGCAGATCTATTATCGCAAGCTAATGAATCGACTATTCAGACGATTAACACTAACACTGATGAGGAAGCTACAGTGATTAGGAATACTATTTGGGCTTCTAAATATAGCTAGGAGGTTGCCATGTGGGCAGATAATATAAGAAATACTGTCCTTGCAGTGACAACAGTTTTAGCTTTATTAGCTACAGTTCTTCAGATTACTACATCCTACCTTTGGGATAGGCAATCTGAGGACTACGTAATGATGATCTCCGGAGAGCAATCTTCGGGGATCTACGAACTACATGGATCTCACTATGTTAATATTAAGTGGGATACAATGCCACTACCACATAGGTGTCCCGTTTTCCTAGGTTTCATATGGGTGTCTCCATCGGGGGTTGTCTACACAGAGAATGAAGGATTATTACTCACAGCAGATGAGCACGCTATTGCTTTACGTGCTAGGTTGAGTGGGCCTTCTCCTGAGATAATCAGCCCAGAGATTTATGAAGCTATGAAGAGGGAGCCTGGAGATTGGAAGTATAAGATTAGTTTCTCCTTCCACTGTTCTGTATTGAAAGGGAACGCTCTAGTGGATGTGGTTAACTTTGATGACACATATTTTGCTAAACCCGTAATAATAAACACAGAGGACTACAATGAAGAATAGAGTATATGATGGACCACATATGCCACTCTCTGAAGAGATTGATGCTACAAAGTATCGACAAGAAGGTGAGAGTTTTGACGACAAGATCAAGCGCATTGCTAAAGCACTTGCTGATGGGGTAGAACATCAGTGGGAGATGGAGGAGATCCTCGGAGAAATGCGCTTCCTCCCAGCAGGAAGAGTGCAGAGTGCTGTGGGGAGCAAGAGAATTACAACAGCTTACAACTGTTTTGTCTCAGGTGAGATTGAAGACAGTATGAGTTCAATCATGGAGAAGGCAAGTGAAGCTGCAGAAACTATGCGAAGAGGTGGTGGAATCGGTTATGACTTTTCGAAGATCCGACCCCGCAATGCTAGGATTAAATCGCTTCAATCTTCTGCCTCTGGGCCAGTATCTTTTATGGGTATATTTGATGCTGTATGCCAAACTATCTCGTCATCAGGACATCGACGAGGTGCGCAGATGGGTGTACTACGGGTGGACCATCCGGACATTGAGGAGTTCGTTATTGCTAAACGTAATTCTGATAGGCTTACTGGTTTTAATGTTAGTGTTGGGATAACTGATAAGTTCATGAAGGCTTTGAAGGAGGAAGACGATAGCTTTGAACTTGAGTTTGAAGGCGTTGTTTATAAGAAGATTTCTGCCAGAGATCTATGGGACAAGATAATGAAGTCCACATGGGATTGGGCAGAGCCTGGTGTCTTATTCATAGACCGTATTAAAGAGATGAACAACCTTTACTATTGTGAGGACATCAATGCTACAAATCCTTGCGGTGAGCAACCTCTCCCTGCTTATGGTGCTTGTTTACTTGGCTCCTTCAATCTTACGAAATACGTCCAGACCGATACTGGAACATTTGACTTTGCTCAATTTAAGCGCGATATCCCTCACGTTGTGCGGGCTATGGACAATGTGGTTGATAGAACAATCTATCCATTGAAAGCACAGTCAGATGAAGCAAAGAATAAAAGACGTATGGGATTAGGTATCACAGGTCTTGCCAATGCTGGTGAGATGTTGGGTTATCCATACGCATCAGAAGAGTTCCTTGCGTGGGCTGAGAAGGTCTTCGCATGTTTAAGAGATAATACGTATAGAGCATCAGCTCGACTCGCAGCGGAGAAAGGTCCCTTCCCAATGTATCGTGAGGACTACTTGAAAGGCAACTTCATCCGTACCCTTCCAGCTTCTGTTAAAAAGGAGATACGCCTACATGGGATTAGAAACTCTCACCTTACTTCAATTGCGCCGACTGGTACCATTTCGCTGGTTGCGAATAACGTCAGTGGAGGAATCGAACCGACATTTAGCTATTACTATGACCGTACCTACATTGCTCCTGAAGGAGAGCGGACGGAACGAGTCACTGACTACGCTTACGCAAACGGAGTGGAAGGACGAAAGGCAAATGACATTTCCGTTCATGAACACTTGAGTGTTCTTACATTAGCGCAACACTACATTGATAGTGCTTGCTCGAAGACATGTAACGTAGGAGATGATGTCACGTATGATGAGTTCAAATCAGTTTATGAGACAGCGTGGGCGGAGGGAGCAAAAGGTTGCACAACGTTCAGACTATCAGGTAAACGGTATGGAGTGCTCAACGAAACCGTGGAAGAGGAAGCGGAGAGTGAGAGCGAGATTGAAGCGGTATTTGGAGAAGAGGGAGAGAGCGCGCAAGCGTGTTTCTTTGATCCGACTACTGGGCAGCGCGAGTGCAGCTGATGAAATACTTGGAGATTAATAATGTTATTTGGATTACCGACAGCTTTGCTGAGTTCGATCTTCGGGGGTCTGAGTGGTTTTCTATTCAAACTACTATCACAGAACCAGGAGATCAAGGCAGCAGAGCGGAAACACGAAAGGGAGATGCTGGTTGCTGTAGCGGAAGCTCAAAAGCAAGCAACGAAACAAGACATAGCCCTGCTGAAAGCGAAAGCTGATTATGAAGAAAGATTGATGAAGTCAGATCCTCACAGATCAATGGCAAGACGAGTAATAGCATATGTTATGGTGCTTGCGTTATCTGTGGGACTACCAGCTCTTGTTCTCTTTGGGGACATCAACTGGTTCTATCTACACGAATGGACAACTAATGGGTTCCTAGGTTTAGGTAGGAAGCAAGTAGTGGAAGTTATAACTGCTAATGGATTACCTATCGCTTGGCTTACAACTATGTTAGACGTCTTCGCTGGTATTGTAGCCTTCTACTTCGGTGGCTCTTTAGCGAAGTTCCGTAATCCCTACAATCGATGAGCCTAGCTCTGTTTAAAAGAAAGCAAAGATACTTGGGGCAAACTAAAAGCTCCTTGTATCGACGCTTGAAGAGACGTATTAGAAACTGGAGAGAACGTCAGAGGAAAGGCCTTAAGAAGGAAAGAGAAGTAGATTTCCTTGACGTGATTGATGAGCGTATGCAAGAGAAGCAGTTGCGCTCTAGACAAGAAGATGGATATGAGGTGATAGAGAAAGATGAATAGGGATGTTGTTCAATTTTTAGATAAACGAGCTCGTGCTCTTCTTCAACACTTCATTCCACATATGCATAATCGACACGGGAAAGTAGGAGCACAAGACTGGGCAGGATATACAGGTCCTTTGCTCTTTGAGATTGATGGTAATGATATTACCTTCAGACGTAAAGATGACTTGAAGGATGCAGCTTATATTAAGTTCCTCGGTGTGTCCCCTGTAGATATCACTAAAGAGGTTCTACATGATCCTAAAACAACTGGTAAGACGGTTGTAGATGCTAGCACGCATGTAATTAAGAACAGAACATCTACAGAACAAACTCGCATATACCGTGTGGATATTGGTGAGGAATCAACTACAGCAGAAGATATTGGAGTTGATGTAGCTACTGGAATTTCCGCACAGTTCTCTGCGGGTGGGGATCTAGCCTTCAGTCAGTTTGTCTTTACAGCAAGCTTGAGTGTAACCAATAGCTGGAACAAACACACGGAACAGAAGAATACAAAGAATGTGATCACAGAAACAGAAGTAGTGGTCCCACCGAACTCTCAAATAACTGTAACTACAACGAGAGAAGTTGGTAAGTTTGAACAGGAAGCAGAGTATTGGGGTGGTTTGGATTACGCTATTGAAGTGTTCTCTCATAATGACTACTATGCTCGTTGGGATACTGTGGGAGAACTTAAGCAAATGCTCTGTGGTTTAGGACCAGTTAATAGGGGTGCTTGGTCTCATCCATCAGAAGATCAGTTCTACACTGGAAGGTTCTACCGAGACTTTGGGGGTATCACTGAAGCTGACATGAAGAAGTTCTTCCCAGGTGATGGTATTTACTATAAGAAAACTATTAAATTTGACAAGGCTACTACAGGGAATGTAGAGCTAAAAGAGAGTAAACTGTAGGAGGGTCTAATGCCTAATCAAGTGGTGCCTATATCTAACCTTACGCAGGTCGGATTGGTCGAAGATACCCCCTCGGTATCTCTTCCGCCTAATGCTTTTAGTGATGTTCAGAATATTAGATTTCATGATGGAGCTGTGAGAAAACAGCCAGGAGAGACAGACCTTTTAGATGCAAGCTCTGGGTCTAGTTCTTTCCCAGGATTAGATAATGGGTCTAATGTTGACTATGTTGCATATTGGCCAGCACCATCTTCTCGAAGAGTGGTAGTTGTTAGTGGGACAAACCTACTAGTGTATGACATTCAGAGTAATGGGTCATACGCCAGAACTATGGTAGGTTCTACTCCTATGGGTGGCACTATAGCCAGCACTACAGAACTCTGGCAGCATACCTTATTCAATGGTGGGTATCACATCATACTCAATAATGGATCTTCCACACCTATCTTCCTACAGGATGATGTAGCAG